CATGTAACATCAATATCTCAGTCCTAACGAGTTGGAGCTAAAATGTCCGAGTGGGAAAAAGAGCAAGAAGCCTTCCTGATCAAGATCGGGCAGGTAGCACCATCAACACCTAAGCCAGCACCTACCAAGAAAGACGAGGAATAATCTCATGGCTGTATTTCTAAACAACAAGGTCGGCGTGAAGATCAATTCTGTCGATCTTTCTGATCATGTTACATCTGTAACACTAAACCGCACATTCGATGAGCTCGAAGTAACAGCGATGGGCGATGGCGGACATAAGTTCGTTAAAGGCCTTGAGGCATCATCTGTCACAATCGACTTCCTTAATGACACTGCAACTGCTAACGTCCTTCAGACATTGCAAGCAGCATGGGGAACCAACGTCACAGTAGTACTCCTACAGGAAAAGGGCACCGCTGTATCAGCGACCAACCCTCTCTACACAATGACATGCCTTATCAACAACACCACAGACATCAATGGTGCAGTTGCAGACATCGCAATGCAGAGCCTGACATTTAACGTCTCAGGTACTACAGTAGTAGCCACAACAGGCACATTCTGATAAACTAACAAAGGGGCACAGCATGGCAAAGTTAATAGTCACACTAGCGGACAATAGTGTTACCGAGATCGAGATCACACCTCGCCTCGAATACGCGTTCGAGCTATATGCTAAAAAGGGATTTCACAAAGCGTTCCGCGATGATGAAAAGCAATCAGATGTCTATTGGCTTGCATGGGAAGGCCTTAGGTTAAGTGGAGCCACAGTCAAGCCATTCGGTGCAGACTTTCTCGAAACCTTAAAAAGTGTCGAGGTTGCAGAGTCTAGCCCCCTGGCTTAGGCAGGGATAGCATCCACTATCTCATAGCTCGATTGAGCATTGAGACGGCTATCCCTCCACAAGCTTTAATAGATTTAGATCCATCAATGCTCCAGATGTTACTGAAGGCATTGAAAGACCGAGCGAAGGAGCAGAGCGATGCCTACAGAGCTAAAAGGCGCTAACGCCCTTCGCAAGGCTCTCAAGCAATTTTCGCCTGATCTTGACAAAGAAACACGCGATGAAATGGTTGGATTTCTAAAACCTTTGGTAAAAAAAGCGAGAGGTTTTATGCCATCCAATGCGGCTATGCCATCTGGATTTGTTAAGCATGAAGTCAAGACTGCTAAGTTTCCAATGTATGACGCAGGTGAGGCGCGTCGCGGCGTAGGATATAAATTAACACCTACTAAGCCCAATCGTCAAGGCTGGATTTCTACTGTCTCAATTCACAATAAGACCGCCGCAGGAGTTATCTACGAGTGGGCTGGACGCAAGTCTAGTAGCAAGTTTGTGTCTAACCTGCCCGGCGCGATGACAGGATCAGGCAAGATGCAAGGACGAGCAATGTTCAAAGCCTATAATCAAGATGAAGGTAAGGCTAAGACCGGAGTAATTAAGGCGCTAGAAAAAGCTGCCGCTAAGTTCAATGCGAGAGGCAACATCTAATGGCTGAATTACGCATACCGATTATTAGTGAGTTCAAAGGCAAAAAAGCTTTTAAGGAAGCTAACACAGCTACATCAACTTTACAAAAGGGCGTCAAGAAATTAGGCGCTCAGTTAGCTATTACCTTTGGGGCAACCCAGCTTCTCAAGTTTGCTAAAAATGCAGCTAACGCTTTTATCGAGGATGAGAAGGCCGCATCACGTTTAGCCATGTCAGTTAGAAATCTAGGTCTTGCTTTTGAAACACCTAGAATTGAAAAGTTTATTAGCGATCTTGCCCGTGCTTCAGGTGAGGCTGACGACAACCTACGTCCAGCCATGCAGAAACTTTTGCAGACCACAGGATCAGTCACAAAGTCTCAAGATTTGTTATCTCAGGCTTTGGACATATCTCGTGGATCAGGCGTCGATTATCAGACAGTAGTCAATGATTTAAGTATGGCCTATGTCGGAAATACTAAAGGACTAAAAAAGTATTCACTTGGTCTCACCAACGCAGAGCTAACAACAATGAGCTTTGCACAGATACAAGAAAAACTTACTAACCAATTTAAGGGATCTAACGCTGCCTACCTTGAAACCTATGCTGGGAAGATGGGTGTTTTATCTAATGCCGCTAATGAAGCTCAGGAAAGTATTGGCAAAGGCTTAGTTGATGCCCTTTCTTTGGTATCTGGCGGTGGTAATAGTATTCAACCCTTAGCAGATTCAATGCAGGAATTTGGTACTTGGCTTGGCGATGCTATTTATGGCATGGGAATTATGATCGAGCAAATAAAATCTTTACCCGGCATGGGATTTTTGGACAAAGCTATGGGAGGACAAGGTTTCTTAAAGACCTTTTCACCGATTGTAAGATTGCTTGATCAATTTTCCAAAATGGGCGCAGCCGGAAAACCGCTTGAGGGCAGAGTTTCAGAGCATACCGGTCGCCTTGGTTTCGTAGATCCTAACGCGGCCGCTCGCAAGAAGTCGGAAGCAGATGCAGCTAAGCGAAATAAAGCATTAGCTGATATGAAGAAAAAAGAATTAGACACACAAAAAAAATCTAATGCTTTGACCAAAGCCGCAAAGACAATCGACTTAGATCGCATCGGCATGGTCGCCGCTCTCAAAGGCAAGATCAGCGAAACTGATCGTCTATCTCTTAATCTTCAACTTGCATTGCTTGACAACAATGATGAGAAAGCAACTAAATTATCTAAAGAATTAAGCGAAGCAGTCAAGCGCCAAAATGATCTTGATGCGGCTTTACGCAATACGGCAGAAGCTCCAAACCCTTATCGCAACTGGAAGGCGCCAGATGTAACTCCAGTTTCATTCCCTACTTTCAACGTACCTAGCGGTGGAATCGCTCCAAAGATGGCTGCTGACTATTTAGGCCTTGGAGCTATTGCAGGGGCAGGATCAGAAAACATTGTGAACGTAGTAGTAAATCTTGATGGCGATGCTGTAGGCGGAGCAGTAACAAGCGCTCAAGTCAATCAATCTCTATCAGGTACTTTCAGCGATGTCAGTAGATACAATGGACGCGGAGCGCCGTCAATCAAATGACGCTACCTGCCACCATCTCTGTTTCGTTCGACTTTAGTCAAGGAGCTACCTTCGGGCTAGGTTTTGTGGTCGGCGATGAAAAATATGGAATCATCGGAGTTGGCACTTTCGCGGCTTCGGAAGTTCCTGATCCTGTAGTTGATCTCAGTAGCACTACTCGATCAATCAAGATCCAGCGCGGAAGAAGTATCATGCGCGACACCTACGAGACGGGCACATGTACTGTCCGAGTAATCGATGAGACAGGCGCCTTCAATCCTCAGAACACATCTTCACCTTATTTTGGCTACCTAACTCCACTACGCAAAGTCCGAGTCGCAGCTACTACTCCAACCACTCAGCACTTCTTATTCTCAGGTTATGTCGATTCATACAAATACTCTTTCCCAACTGGTCAAGAATTAGGCTATGTGGACATAGTCTGTTCAGATGCCTTTAGACTCTTTCAGATGGCTAACGTGGCGACTGTGACGGACGCCACAGCGGGTCAGACTACTGGCACACGCATCACAAAGATCCTAGATCAAGTCTCATTCCCTACATCGATGAGAATTACAGACACAGGCTCGACGACAGTTCAAGCCGATCCCGCTACAGCTCGCACATCCTTGCAAGCCCTCAAGGCGGCAGAGTTCGCAGAGCAAGGCGCATTCTTTATCCGTACCGATGGCACGGCAGAATTCAAGGATCGTAACGATGTGGTCAGCTCTCTCGCGGCTACACCGATTGAGTTCAATCAAACTACTGGGATTCCATATTCAGACCTTCGTTACGCGTTCGATGACAAATTGATTATCAATCAAGCTAGCATGACTCGCCTAGGTGGCACGGCTCAAGTGGTCGCCAATGTTGATTCGTCGGCTAAGTACTTCCCTCATGGCACTACTCTGACAGAGATGATCCCTGAGACAGATGCTCAAGTCTTAGACATCGCTCGAATCTATGTCGCCACGCGAGCCCAAACCGACATCAGAATCGATGCGATGACAGTCGATCTATTAGACACGGCAGTCCCTACAGACACAATGATTGGCCTCGATTACTTTGACAATCTGCAGATAACCAATGTGCAGGAAAACGGATCAACAATAGTCAAGACCTTGCAAGTTCAGGGTCTAGCATGGGACATCACCCCAAACAGTATGAAATGCACAGTAACAACACTTGAGCCTATAGTAGAGGGATTCATCATAGGATCATCGACTTACGGTATAATCGGACAATCCATAATGGGATACTAGGAGAAAATCATGGCAGAAGGCTTTCCAGCGACAACAGGCGACATCTTTACAGCCGCAGACTATAACGGCCTAGTAGCCTTT